CACCTGAGTCATTAGCTATTGCATCAGATAGTGGCAGTAGTAGTGTTGACCTTACATCTCATACATTTACCTTCACTGGTGGCGAGGGTATAGATACTTCAATATCCAATCAGACTTTAACAATTACTGGTGAGTTGGCATCTACATCTAACAAGGGTGTGGCAAGTTTTAACTCTACAAACTTTACAGTATCAAGTGGTGCTGTTACTGCAAAAGATATTACGCTTGCTTCTGATAGTGGCTCAGCTACAAACACATTGGGTGAAACATTTACTTTGAGTGGTGGCACTGGCTTAACTACAAGTGCTACTGGTAGTACAGTGACTATGAATGTTGATGCAGCACAAACTGGTATTACAAGTTTACTTGCTACTGACATCAAGATTGGTGAAGATGATCAAACAAAGATTGACTTTGAAACTGCAGATCAAATCAACTTCTATGCTAACAATGTAAATGTTGTACAGCTTTCTAATGCCAATAGTGGTGATGCAGTCTTTACTGTGCCTACATCTGATAAGGATTTTGTAATCAAAGGTAATGATGGTGGCTCACCTGTTACTGCACTTTCTATTGATATGTCTGATGCAGGATCAGCAATATTTAATAATGATGTCAGTGTTAATGGTGATTTAATTGTTACTGGAACTACAACTACAGTTAATTCTACTACTGTAAATATAGCTGATCACAATATCGTTTTAGATAGTGATAATTCAACAAGTGCTGTTATAAATGGTGCAGGTATAACTATTGAAGGTGGCAGTGGAGATGATGCTACGTTTACTTATAATACAATAGGACCTAAGTTTGAATTAAAATTAGGTTCAAGTTATGAAGATTTACAAGTAGATAATCTTATTGCAGCACAACTTACTGGCACAATACAAACTGCTTCACAAACAAATATTACATCTTTAGGTACACTTACTGGACTAACAATAGATGGTGATACAACATTTACTGGTGCTAATGGAAACATAATCTTTGATAAATCTGCTGACTCTTTAACATTTCAAGATAATGTTATAGCTAAATTTGGAACAAGTGGTGATTTATTTATTCAGCATGATGGAAGTAATTCATACATTACAGATTTTGGAACTGGTGGTTTAGTTATAGGTGGTAACTCTTTTATAAATTTTCATAAAGCTGGTTCTGCCGAAAAAATGATTTATGCAAATGCTGATGGTTCAGTAGAACTTTATCACGACAATGTTAAAAAATTTGAAACCACATCTGATGGTGCAACAGTTACTGGAGAATTAAAAACAACAACATTAGAGATTGGTGGCACAGATGTAACAGCTTCTGCAACAGAACTAAACTATACAGACGTAACAACACTAGGAACAGTACAAGCCAGTAAAGCATTAACAGCAGATGCTAATGGAGATGTTTTGTTTCCAGATAGCGAAAAAGCAATCTTTGGCACTGATGGTGATTTAGAAATATTTCATAATAATGGTAATAATTTAATTAAAGCTGAGAATGGTCCTCTTTTTATCCAAAGTAATAGCACAGTTAATGGTGTTCAAATAGGAAAATTAAATGCTTCTGAAACAATGGGTAAATTTATAGCAGATGGTGCAGTAGAACTTTATCACAACAATGTTAAACAATTTGAAACTACATCTACTGGTGCAACAGTAAGTGGTGACTTTAAACTTACAAAATCAAGTGGAGACACCAAGTTATTTATTGAAGCAGATAGTGATAATAATGATGAAGGTGATAATGCTTTTATTGTTTTTCAAACAGATGGTGGTATAGAAGGGAGTGCTATTTGGCTGGGTAATTTTGGTGGTAGCAATGACAACTCATTAAATTTAACTAATGCTGGAGCATTTAGTAGAGGTATTAGTTTTGGAACATCAGCTTCAAATGGTGGTTGGGAAACTGCAACTGAACGAATGAGGATTGCTAGAGATGGTGACATAACTACTTTTGGTACAAATGGTAATATAGTATTTGATTACTCTGCTGATTCTTTAATATTTGATGATAATGTTTCTGCTTTTTTTGGAACTGGTAGTGATTTAAAAATATTTCATAATGGCTCTAATAGTTTTATAAGAGAGCAAGGAACTGGTAATTTAAAATTACAAGCAACAAATCTTTCATTAGAACTAGGTGATGGCACTTTACTTTTAGATACTAATGATAGCACTAATGCAGTTCAGTTATATGATAATGGAGAATTAAGATTAAGAACGACAGATACTGGTATAGATGTTCTTGCTGATGATGCTGATGGTAGTTCAGATAACACTGCAAATATTAGAATTATATCTGAAGGTACAAATGAAATACTTACTCTTAGAAGTAATGATGGTGTTGGTTCTTATATAATTAGAAATGGATCATTTAATGGAACAGATACAACTAACCTTCTTAGATTAACAACTACTGGTCATACTTCTCATCAAGACTTAACAATTCAAGGTGGTCTTACAGTTACTGGTGGTGATACTGGTGATGTTCTTTTAACTTTTCTAACAGATAGAAGTTGGCAGTTTCAACAAACAGGAGATGATGGTTCTACCTCTTTAAGTTTAAAAGCAAATGTAGATGGTAAATTTTTTAATATTCTCAATAGTAATTCAGATGCAGATTTTGCATTCTTTACATCTCACAGTAGTGGCACACCTTTTCTTTATATAGGTGAAGATGCACAAATAAGATTTGAGGGTGCAACTTCAAATGATTACGAAACAATACTTACAGTAACTGATCCAACAGCAGATAGAACAATCACATTACCAGATGCTACTGGTACAATAAATGAATTGCTTATATCAAGTGGTTCTGTCTCTGATGTAAGTAGTATAGATTTTAATAGTTCAATATTAACTACAGAATTTAGTTCTTATCGTTTGGTTTTATTAAATGTAAAATCTGCAACTGACAACGTAACTGCAAGTTTTAGGTTAGGCACTGGTAACTCTGCTGATACTGGTAATAACTATATGCAAAATAATTCGTTGTATGGAGTTTGGAATAATAGTGGCTCAACTTCACAATCAAATGTTAATCCACAAATCTCTCATGAAACAGATCAAATGGTATTAGCAAATTCTTTTGCAAGTTTAGGAACTGGCACTGGTGAAAATGCTCACTTTGAAATTAGTTTATTAAATGCAAATAGCACATCATGTTATAAACACATTCGTTTAAATCAATCAATATATAGTTATTTTCCAGTAATATATGGTCGTAGAAGGGACGCTGGATTATACAAAACAAACAGTGCAATTAATTTTATGACTATATTTTTAGGAAGTGGAAATATTGCAAGTGCTGATTACAGATTGTATGGAGTTAAATAATGACAAATAAAGCAGTTATAGGAAATGATGGTTTAAAAGTTGTTGAACTTACAACAGAAGAAAAAAAAGAAAACACTGCACATGAAAAAGCTTGGACAGATACAAAAGATAATAGATTAAAACAACTGCTTCGAGATGAAAGACAACCTTTATTAGAAGAAGCTGATTATAAAATAAATACACTTGTAGATAATAATGAAGATGCTTCTGCATGGAGAACTTATCGTCAACAATTAAGAGATATTACGAAAGCAAGTGACTTAGAAAAAGCAACCTTTCCAAATAAACCAAGTTAATACTATGTCTAAAGTTTCAGTTACAAATGTTAAATCACAACTAGATACACATGAAGCTGTATGTGCAGAGAGATGGAAAGAAACTATACTGCGTATCAAACGCATTGAACATATTATGATTGGTACAGCAGGAACAATTATTATCCTATTAATAGGATTGTTAGTGAGGTAAAAGTGGAACCTGCCACCATTGGATTACTACTTGCAGGTGCAACTAAATGTATTGATTATTTAAAACAAGGTATATCTCTTGGTAAAGATATAAGTGATATGACTTCACAAGTATCAACCTTTATGCAAAATAGTTCTGACATTGAGCATATGGAAAAACGTGCAAGAAATCCTACGTTTTGGCAATCAATGTTCAACAGTGGCAATATAGAACAAGTTGCACTTGATAGTTTAATAGCTAAAAAAAAGATGCAAAAGCACAGACAAGACTTAAAGAACTTAATTATGATGCAGTATGGGCAGGGTGGTTGGAATGAACTGCTTGCCTTAGAAGGTAAGATACGCAAAGACAGAGCAGAATTTGTACATAAACGACAAGAACAAAGAGATAAAATATTCAATATTATTGGCATTATTGTCTTGTCACTTACAGTAATAGGTTTTATTTTCTTACTTATCTTTTTATATAAAATGCAAAAGAGTTAATATGACACAAAAGAAATTCCAAAATCAATCTATCTATACAGAATATGATGAAGATGGTGATGGCATTATATCTGATGAAGAACTAAGTCATGTTAAAGCTATCAAAGAAACTGAAACACAATTACGCAAGAACCTTGCACAGTTGCGTATGGCACGATATACTTTGATTGCTATGGGTGTATTTACAGTTGCAATGTTTTTTATTCCAATTGAAAGAGTTAATGCTTTAGCTGATATAAGTAATCTCTTTTATATCTCAGGTGCAGGTATTGTTGGTGCTTATATGGGTACTGCTGCATACATGAGTAGGAACGGAAAATGAAACCTGCATTTGTTTTGTTGTGTTATCTTGCAGGTAATCCTGCAGGTACATTACATCTAGCTAATGTTGATAATTGTAAATACTTTAAAAAAAGACTTGCTGAACAATCAATTAAAATTGGTGATGAAACAAAGAACTATGATTGTTACTGCAAACTTGTAAACGTAAATGAACAGATGAGGTTATGGTGATACAAGCATTGATTGGTCCTGCCACCAAATTATTAGGCAAATTCATAGAAGATAAAGATACTAAAAATAAACTGGCACATGATTTAGCTACTATGGCAGAGAAGCACGCACAAGAACTTGCCAAAGGTCAGATTGAAATTAATAAAACAGAAGCACAACATAAGTCTATCTTTGTTGCAGGGTGGCGTCCTTTTATTGGTTGGACTTGTGGCATTGCGTTGTGTTGGCACTTTGTCCTTGCACCAGTAACTATGTTTGTATGTGCTTATTTAAATATAACTATACCTGAATTGCCACAGTTTGATATGGGATCATTGATGACTGTGCTAATGGGTATGCTCGGTTTGGGCAGCCTTCGTACATTTGAAAAGTATAAAAAGATTTCTAAATGAAATTTGAAGATAAAATAATTTGTCAAAGATGTAGAGTTGCAATGCGATCTACAGAACTTAAAGATGTTTGGAAATGTCCTGTGTGTAATACTATAGAAAACAAAAGGTTAGAAAAATGAAAGTACCAATATATATACAACTTAGAGATGAACTCAAATCTGATGAAGGTGTTAAGAATGAAATTTATCTTGATCATCTTGGCTTACCTACTTGTGGTGTTGGTCATCTTATCCGTGAATCAGATCCTGAATATGGATTAGATGTTGGCACACATATAGATGATGAAAGAATTAATGAATTGTTTGATCAAGATATGGAAACAACATTAATCGAATGTGATCATCTCTATCCAAACTTTAATGACTTACCTGATGAAGCACAAAAGATTATTGCTAATATGATGTTTAATCTTGGTCGACCTCGCTTATCTAAGTTCATCAAGATGCGTCAACACGTTAATAATGGTGCTTGGAATGATGCTGCAACTGAAATGTTAGACTCTAAATGGGCAAGACAAGTACCAAACAGAGCCAATCGTCTTATTGAACGTATGAAAAACATACAGACTTAGTAGATATTCGTGAGTGTAATCATACCAGAGGAGGTGTTTACCCCCTCTGTATGGCTCTTATATCAAGACTTTTTTTACTCTTTTACTATAAAATTTACTATTTGACTTCTACCCATGCTACCTTTTCTTGTAGTACCATCACGATAGACTAAACCTTTATTTATTAACTGTTTATATCTTGGTGTAATACTACTTTCTTTTGGCATGACTGCTGTATATTTTCTCCATACTTTTGTAGCATCTAAATAGTTAATTATTTCATCATTAGTTCCACCATTTTCACCAAGTTGACTTAGTACTCTTAGTACTAGTGATTCTAGCTTATTGGTGTCAACTTTTTCTGCAGCTTCCCATGACGTTTTAGGGTCATGGGTTCTTGCTCGTGCCTCTGATTTAGAATGGGATATCTTCGACATCTTCACCTCCTAATACTGATTCATGTTCTACAATAGTCTGATCCCTTGCAGGTTCTTCAACTCTTGGTGTACTGTCACCTATCCGTGCAGATAGAAACTTAGTGTTACCATCTTTGGATACAGTTTTCCAACAAGCAATCCTACGTTTATCTTGGCTTGGCATAGTGACTGGTCCACTGAAGTCAGGTGCTTTTTCATTCAATGACTTGTCATTCTCGTACATAGTACCGACTTTGACATAGACATCTCGTGCTGTACCACCATCAGGTAGTGATGCTTTGACTATAGCAATACGATACTCTGATCCCTCGCTATTGAGTTTCCCTTGCACAAGCAGACTTTCATCTGCTCGTGGTTTGAAGAAACTACCTCTGTCTGTATTATCATAATCCATCATCTTCTCCTTTCATCTTTGGTTTGCTGATTTGGATTGTAGGCTTACTAGCCTCGTTACCATCGTCATCTTCTGATGGTAGTCCATATACCGATTGCAATGTATATCGCTTAGCATATGTAATAGCTGATCCAATCTTCTGTGGATTCTCATAATTAGAATCGGACATTATGATTGGTAGCTTTGACACATAAGTATTCTCATCAATGACGTGACGTACTGTAGTGACAACAACTACTTCTGATTTGGTTTCTCTGTGACTAACATAAACATAGTCAATCTCTTGGGTAAAGAATAAACCAAACTGATTGCCCTGATTTACTGCAGAAATAACAGACTCAAGTGTAGAGTAGTTACTTCTGAAGTGTGGGTTCTTGCCATCTTTCTTAGCAGTCACAGCAAGTTTTTGAAACTCAAGCAATGCTTGTTTCAAAGTCGCAGTAACTTTGGGGTGTGCTTTACTTGGCACAGTTTTTTTGTTATTAGTATTTGTATCTGTCATGTATGACCTCCATTATACAGATAGTTAAAAGGGTAAGTGGGTCTGCTTACCCTTTTTTTGTTATGCGAATAGACCCACGCTTATCTCTTTTGACACTGAGTTTGTCGTTGTATATTTCTGACTCATTGTCTTTCATCTCTGTCTTTAGTTCTTTCTTTGCATTTTCAAATGCTTTTGCATTATCTTCGTACAATAGATATTCTGTACTTGCCAGTGCAAAGCTATTACTTCTTGACACATCACGTTTAACCTTGCCATTGATTGCCACATTATCTTTAATGTTTTGTTTTACTCTGACTAATACATCTTCAGGTTTTTCATTGTGAACAACATATTCCCAAAACGCTTTGATCTTATCAAGCATATCAGCTTGATACTCTTTGTTTGCACTTACAACTACACACTCATGCTTGTTGCCAAAGATAACAGAGAATACCATATGTGGCAAACTTGATATGTACAGATAGAACTGCATCTGTGGCATATAGTAATCCAACATATAATCCATATCATTACGACTATGTGTATGTTTACATTCTACACCAATGTTTTGATCACGATCTTCACCATCAAGTGTACCTTGTAGTTTGATACTGCCATACATTTTTGTATATGCAGACTGTGGTACAAAGTCATATTTATAATATTCTTGTAGCCATTGTAAGTTAAAAATTTCTGTGAAAGAACCTAACCTAACATTAAATTCATTGCTCAAATCTTTACGACCAAGCAATCCAGTTTTGATTTTCCATAGTTCTTCCCACTTACCTTGCATCAAAGATACCATATCGCTACCTCTGATGAAGTCTTCACGCATAGGTGCGTGACGTAGTTCATCTGCCATTTAGACCTCCAATCTTGCTATCAGCATACTACATTTATTGTTATAAATCAAGCACTTAATTTGCTTTTGCATAACCTCTGTAATCAGCAGTCATACCTTTTGGTTGAATTTTTTCATCTCTATCTGAATAATATTTAACAGACATGAAATAATTCATATATGGTTTTGGTATGTACCTTTGATAATCTTTTTCTTTTAATGCTTCAGGTGCATCTTCAAATCTTTCTTCAGACATAATTTTCCCTTTCTATTTTATGATAATAATCTTCTATAGCATGAGCTACTTTCGTTAAATTTTCTTGTCTTTTATTTTCTTTTATAACTTCAATTTTATATGGATATCTTTTTACATATAAATCATCATCTTTTTTTGTTGTAAACCATTGCATCCATAGTTTGTCTAGGTCCCTACCTATACATGAGTGTTGA